ATGAAGTTATTACATTACTCGCAGTATTTGTTGAAACTTCACCTACTTAATAGCATAAATAATACTATATTTGCATTAATAAATTGTTGTGGTATATAATAAAGTAAATACGATGAAATATCTCGTAAATATAATAAAAATAAAATATTAATATAAGGAGAAAATAGAAAATGGCAGAATTTGATTATAAGAATTTTAACCCTGAAGTGTTCGAGGCATATAGCAAAAAAGTACCGAACTTAACTAGAAATGAGTTATTGAAAGCAGGCGTGTTCAAAGATAGAAGCGACCTAAAAGCAAGGATGAAAGACCAAGCAGGTGGAAACTATTTTGTAGAGCCTATGCAAGCAAGAATTGGTGGTAGCGTTATTAACTATGATGGTAACACTAATATTGAAGCAACAGGAAGATCCACTTACTCGCAAGGAAAAGTTATTCTTGGTAGAGCGAATGCTTGGGCAGAAAAAGATTTTAGTTATGATATTACAGGTGGTGTTGACTTTTTAGCAACTGCAACTGAAATTGAAGAATATTTTGATGACATCGACCAAGTTGACCTTTTAGCGATACTTGAAGGTATATTCGGTATGACAGGAACAGAAAACGAGATATTTGTAGATAATCATACTCTTGATATTACCGATGCAGAATCAGAAGCAGGAAAATTGATAAGCGCAACAACTCTTAATACCATTGCTCAAAAAGCGTGTGGAGATAATAAAGACATATTTAAGGTAGTTATTATGCATAGCGCAGTAGCAACCAACCTTGAGAACCTAAATCTATTAAATTATCTAAAATATACCGATGCAAGTGGAGTACAAAGAGATTTGGCAATGGGAACTTGGAACGGAAAGACTGTTTTAGTTGATGACAATATGCCTTATGCAAATAGCGAATATACGACCTATGTACTTGGACTTAACGCATTTGACTTTTTAGATGCAGGGGCAAAAGTACCATACGCTATGGCTAGAGATGAGTTTACCGATGGTGGTGTTACCTCTATTATTGCTAGAAAGAGAAAAATGTTTGCGCCTTTGGGAATTAGTTATGCTCCTGCAAGCATTCCTACCTCTCCTACAGCCACACAACTTAAAGTTGGAGCATCTTGGACACTTGCAAGGAACGCAACCGAAGCAACCGATGTTTTCCCACACAAAGCGATACCGATTGCAAGAATTATATCTTTAGGATAATAAATAAAAATTGAATAGGTGATATATGGACATAGCCACAACACTACAGGCAAGGTATCCATATTTAAGCGAAACTGATATTGAGAGGGTAGTAGATAAGGCAAAACTATTTTACTACTCTCTTGCTTATCCTAGCGACTTAACAGTTGATGAAGAAAGCAATCCAATAAGTGGTTTTCGCCAAGAACAATGGATATTAAGTGCTTGTGATGAAATAATAGAAAGATTAGGTTTTTCAAGCGCATTAGGGTACAGAGAAAACGGAATGGCGTGGACTTTTGATAATGCACAAATAAGTCAATCATTAATGGGATTAATACGCCCAACGATTGGAGTAATACACAATGAAGATGATGACTAAAATATGGCATTCAAAGAGAGTTAGTAAAAAGAACGCACAAACGCCAATTTATAAATTACCTACTGACTACATTTTGAGAGCCAATTTTTTAACAGTAATGCCTGCGAATAGCAGGGGATATGCCGAAGTATTAAAATATGGTGAAACATTAGATGATACTTGGACAATGGTTGCCAACAATACTTTTTTCAGTAATGTTTTTAATGTTGGTGATATTTTATGGGTAGATGGTTTAGAACCTGATAATGCAATAGAAACACAATATGGAAATGGTGCAAGTGGAAATGCGATAATAAAAAATGTTTCATACGATAATTTTTGCATACGGATTACATTAGTTAGAAATCAAAACCAAAAGATACTCAAGAAAGAAATACCTGATACTGCTAATAAATATATAGTAGATACTGTCGATACTTGGTTATGGCGTGATAGTCTTGGTGGATATTTAGCAGACACAACCGATATGCTATTTTATAATGCTGATAGGATAATAGATGATAGATGCGATATATGGTTAAATTACGAACTTAATGGTGTTATTGGTGAGTTAAACATTAAGCCGATAGTAGTTGAAAATGTAGTATTGTTTTTTGGAACTATAAATGATGACCTAGACCTCGTAATTTCCGTTTTAAGCAACGATTTTAGTGTGGTTGCTATAACTAGTCAAGGATACCTGAAAAACGCAAGCAAGGTAGGAATAAATGCGTTTAAGATACTATCAATGGAAACAAGATTAACGGATAATTTTTTTACCGAAGAAATAGTATGTGATAAAGTTATTGAAGGTGGGATAGGGTTTGGGAAACTTATGCCTGCGTTACAATTATTTGAGTGGAATAAGTATGAACTTTATTATACATATAAAGGGATAGAACATATCGCATTATTGCAAGTTACTTATCCTGATAATCCAAATAATAATAATTCTCCACAATATCTTTTCCCACCACCAATAGAGGATGGCAATCCGTATATTCCACTAGAAAATAATGTTGACTTATTTTTTATGTTTAATGATAAAACAGGTGCGTTAGAGATTTTTATGTATGGTGGAACTACAAAGAATAAATTAATATTATCTTGGGGATATAAAGAGGGAACTGCGCCTGAAATACCAACGCTTGATATAAATGATTTAATCATTACTGCATTAAGAAAGGTAGTTGATACTAATTTATTAACCGATAGTGTAGAATGTACCGAATATTTTGAGGAAGAAAATAGTTATTATGGACTTACGGATTTCATTGAGTTGGAAGATGATGAAGATTATATAATAGAGTTTGAATATAATGATATACAATACGCAAAATTATGTAGAACAAGAACAAAAGAACAACTTGGGATTAGTGGGAACATAACATTAACGCTTGATGGCGAAATATATAATATCTCGTTTGCTGATAAAGTAGGCGAAAAAGAGATATATGATTTTGTGCCAATAGACAAGACAATAGTGGCTAGCGATTTACAAGGTATAATCGTTCACCATATTGTAAAATGGAGATAAAATGAAATTAAATATAGGGTTAAATCCAACCGATATACAAAAAGCGATAGATTATATTAATCCTAAAACTAATAGTTTACTAGATAACATAGCACGAATATTTATAAAATTGAGTTTAGAAGAAATAAAAAAAATTGCTTATAGAAATCTATTTGATACAGGAGTTAGTGCCGAACTGATTTTGGATATTGATAGAGAGTGGGAAATACAGTATCAAAAAGTAGGGAGTGAATATATAGGACAACTCATAAATACGCACGATAAAGCAGTATATTTAGAGTTTGGAGTAGGCAGGAAAGGGCAACAATTACCACACGCAAACGCAAGCAAGACAGGTTATGAGTATGATATTCCTACTAGTGCAAAAAGCGTTAATGGATATTGGTTGTTTTCGCCTGATGATGAACGATTAATAGATATTGCGCCACAATATTATAATATAGTAGGGAAAACGGATAAGTTTGTTTTAACGCAAGGGCAACCTGCAACGCATTACTTATATAATGCAATGATAGAATATATGACAAGTGGATTACATAAACAAGTATGGGCAAGAGCAACAAAATTCTTTTTGGGGTGGTAAATTATGGATATTAGAGTTTATGATAGAATATTAAGAGATTTGATAGTTTTTAACGATGCTTTAACGGAAGAAAATTACGATAATGTTATTTTATCAGTACCACCTACCGAGCCGACTTATCCACACACAATCATTGATGAGATAGACAACAAACCTTTTAAGGCATATAATACCCCATTTGACAAATTAAGTAGTTTATCATATCGTATAGATATATACGCAAAGGCAATAGGAACAACGCCAAAAAACATTGTTGCTAGAACTCTTGCAAAGCAAATTGATACATACTTAACCAATTATGTTGGACTAACACAAATGAGTTATAATGTATCTAACCTAGAAAATGATAGTACCATTTATCACATAATAATGATTTATATGGGTGAATATCACGAAAATAAAGGTAGTATTAAATAATAATTATAAATTATAATAATAAGGAGAAAATAGAAAATGAATGATGCAAATTTTAAGTACATAGAAGATAGAGCGCAAAGTGGGTATAGTGCAGGTATTTTTGTTAAAGAACAAAGTGATACCAAGTACGAACTCTTAATTGCTAGCGAGAGCGTTCCATCTATTTTTGGATCACCGAATAGTTTTGAGTTTGACCTATTGCAATCGCCAAATATTGGAAAAGTGCAAGGCAAAATGACACTTGAAGATAAGGAAATAGAGTTTTTGTTACATAGGGATAATATTTATAGACTTGAAACCTTTAAGGGATTATTGCTTGACTTTTTATATTTAACGCCTGATTTTGTCGGTTGGCACTTTACAGGAACATTGAGTTATAGACCTAACGATGCAGGGGCAGAAACGCTAAAAGGCACAATGACAATTACTCCTATGAGTGTTGATAATACGCCAATTCTTGATTGCAGAAGTTTAATACTAGAAACTATATGCTTTACAGATGTTATTCCTGCTTATGTTAAAGGTGTTGATGCAACTACAGGTAAAACCGTTACAATAGTTTGTGATACTGCAGAGTTTGATATTACAGTATCATTTGTTGATGAGTTTGGCGTAGAAGATACTGCTAGCGCAGTAGCAACTGTAACCGACCCAACAGCAGGGGCTAAAAGTGGTAGCGTTGTATTTAAGAAAGCAAGTGCAGGAACTAAAGCAAATGTCATAGCAATCGTAACTGTTTCAAAGACAGGTTATGCGAGTGCAACCACAACTATTGCTCTTGAACTAACAGCATAAAATAAATGTATAAATCAATAACAAAAATCATAAACCTATAAAGGAGAATTATTATGAGAATTAATCCATATTTTGAAATCAACGGAAACACTTACGAAATTAAACGCACTAGACACTTAATGGTTGTTTATGAGCAATTAGGCGATAACAATTCTATGAGTGAAGAAGATAAAGCTAATGCAGTTAAGATACAAGTATTAATAGAAAAAGTACAAAAGTTTGCTAATAAATTACAAGAGATTGAAAAAGAATATTTTAATGATATAGCAAATGAAACGCTCGAGAAACAATATACTGCTTGCGATAAAATGTACCAAAAAGCAGTTGAAGAACTAACGCAGTTTGAAATCAAAAATGGATCAACAAAGAAATTGCAAAAAGCAGGAATTGATTTATTAGAAAAAGTAGCTATTGAGGGACTTGTTGAACAATATTCATTAACAAAAGCCGATGCTACTAAATTATGGGAAAGTTTTGTTGATAAAGTAGGTAAAAGAGTTGCTAGTGAATGGTTAGGTGGAATGGCACAATGTTTGTTCAGTGATGATGGGGAGGAAGAAGATAACCCTTTTTTGGAACAAATGAGAAAACAATCCAAGAAGCCGAAAAAGTAACTGATTTATACGCATATTTTACTAACGAACTCTTACCATTAGCAATTCAATACGGAATGACTGTTGAGCAATTTTGGCATCAAGAACCGAAGTTGCTTAATTTATATCAAAAGGCGTATATGAACGATGTAAGCTTCAAAGCGCACATATATGGGCAAAATAATTATATCGCATATAGTATCGCATTGAGTAACGCATTTGCTAGCAAAAAAGATAAAAAACTAGATTATCCAAAATGGGAAAGTCCGTTTGATAAAATACAAAAACAAAAAGCAAAAATCACTAATGAAAACATAGAACAAATAAATATACAAGAGAAGTTAAACCAAAAACAGTGGTTGCACAAATTATTAGGTAAAAAGGATTAAAAATAATGGCAGATAGTGGTGGATATAAAGCAGGTAGTTTATCTCTTAATATTAGCGCAAATACGACAACTGCAACAAAAAATATTGAGAAATTAACTGCAAAATTAGTTGTATTATCAAATGTGCTAAAAGGCATTAATGGTAGTAGTGTACTTGGGCTTAATTCACTTATAAATGGTATGGGTGGCAAAGGTGGTAGCACAGGTGGTACAGGTGGTACAGGTGGGGGTAAATCTAGTGCTAGTCTTTTTTGGGGAAAACAAGGCGTAAAAAGTAATTCTTTAGCAAAGTTTTTGAATATAGGATATTTATTAAGCAAATTAAGATTAACTTGGATGATGGCACAGAAAATCGCTAATGTTGGAAAACAAATGGTGCAATATGGCATTGACTATACCGAAACATTAAACTTATGGCAAGTTGCGATGCGTGATAATGTTAATTTAGCAACGAAGTTTGTAAGTGAAATGAGTAGGGGTTATGGAATTAGCGAAAAAACATTAATGAACACTCAAGCCATTTATAAAAATATGATTGGTGCTTTAGGTAATGTTAGCGAAACAGTAAGTTACTCTTTAAGTGAAGCATTAGTTAAAATGACACTAGACTTTTCATCCTTATATAATGTAACTTTTGCTGATGCCGAAAAGAAAATGCAGGCAGTTTTAGCAAGGCAAGTTAGACCGATTAGGTCAGTTAGTGGTTATGATATTACGGAACGCACGATATATGATTTATACCAACAAATGGGTGGCACAAAAATGATGAGGCAACTCAACAATACTGAAAAGCAGTTGCTATCCATTTATGCAGTATTTAAGCAAATGCAAACTACAGGCGCATTAGGTGATTATCAAAAAACTATCAATGAAACTGCTAATCAATCAAGAATGATGGCAGAAAATTGGGAACAAGTAATGACCTATCTTGGGTTATCCTTAAAGTTATTAATAGATAAAAGCGAAATACTTATAAAGATTAATGCGTTATTGATAACTGCAAGCGAATACGCACGCAATTTTGCAATAGCATTAGGGTATGAAAAGCCTGACTTTTTATCAGGGCTATTTAACAATCTTTTTGAGGATACGGAAGAAGTAAATGAGGAACTTGATGCATTACAAGGCAAGTTATTAGGATTTGATAAGTTTAGAGTTTTAGGTGAACAAGCTGGAGAAACACAAGATATAAGCATTGATGAAAAATTATTACAGTCATTAATAGGTTATCAATCCGCATTTGATGAAACTGCAAACAAGGCAAGAATGCTCGCAAACGAGTGGCTAACTGCATTAGGTTTTCAACAAGAACTTATTTACCAAAACCAAGAGGGAACTAGACTAACGCTTGCAGAATATGAGGCACTTACCGAAGAACAACAAAAAAGTTATTTTGCAACAACTGAATGGACAAAAAGCACAGAAGATATATTAGGCATTGTTGATAAAATAAAAGATAGTTTTGGTGGGATTGCAGTATTATTATCTTTTCTAGCAATGAAAACTCATCCATTTATAGCAACTATGGCTTTAATCGGTACTTCTTTAACGCAAGATAAAGAATTGCTTGGAAAGGTTACAGATATGTTCGAGCGAATAAATAAACTCTTATTGCCAATAACTAATCAAATATTTCCTATTATGAAAAAATTATTAAATGTGATACTTACTATCGTATCAGCAATTATGCCGATTATAGATATAGTTTTAGTAACCGTAGCAAATATTTTGCCAACATTAGTAGATTTAGTAATGACTGCAGGCGAGTTTATCTCCGTTATTATTGCTATGCTAATGCCTATAATAGAAGTAATACTTGTGCCGATTTTAGATACACTAGAAAAATCAGTTGTTTTCCTTAATTCAATAGCAAAGGTTATTTTGCCAACAATAGTAGCAGTAATGACTGTTTTAATGACATTGTTGTTGCCTGTGGTGGGGTTGTTAGAGGTTTTATCAAAAATATTCCAAACAATAAATGAGGTTATTGTATCAATAGTAACACTTGATTTTAGCAACTTAAAAAATAACTTAAAAGATTTATGGAGTGATTGGAGTACAGGTGGCATTATTGATCTATTAAAAGACCCTGATAAAACAGGGGTTTTAGAAACATATTTCAGCAATAAGCTTAAATTTGCCAATGGTGGGATACCTGATAGGGGAACACTTTTTTATGCAGGTGAAGCAGGTGCAGAATTAGTAGCAAGCAATGGAAACGGACAAAGTGGAGTAATGAATATGCAACAATTACAAAATGCAGTTGCAAAAGGAATGATTAATGCAATTTCAGTCTCAAGTGGTGGAAGCAAAAATGAAGTAATCGAGATACAAATTGGAGAAGAAACATTGATTACTGCAGTTAGGAAAGGCGCAAATAGGCGTGGATTAGATTTAGCCCCAATGACTAGATAGGAGTAAATAAAATATGGCAGATAGAACATTAACAGAAATATTATCACTTGATAGTGCAACTAGACAAGCACTTTACAAATCACAAAACATTGAACAAATTGAAATAGATGGAAATGTATTAAGTGGTTATTTTGATTATTCATATTTTGATGCCAAGAGTTACACTAAATCGCCTAGCAGGTCAATGGGTGGTGTAATAGGTGGACTTGATAGTTATGTAACATTTTTAACTCCTAGATTACGCATTAAGTTTTCAATGATGAGTATTGATACTTATAGAACATTAATGAAATTAATACAATCCAAAAATGAATTTACGGTAACTTGCTATGACATTGTGTGGCATAAATCAGTAACGCATAAAATGTATTTTGAACCTGAAGATTTCCCTGCATTATTTGTAAGAGATTTAGAAACATTAGCAGTATTAGATTATGAAATTGTATTAACAGGAACTAATAGCGAAGTTGAAGAAATAACTATTACTTATCACTTAAACCCACCGACAGGGAGTGATGAAACAACCGAAACCGAGCCATTTGCAAAAAATGTATCCTTTTTAGTAGGAAGCGAAACAACATATCAAACTGCGACTTATACAGGGTATATTTTCAAAAATTGGTGTTTAAGTGCAGATGGTACTGATTTTAAGTATTTAGATGGTGGAGAATATATATTTAATCAAGATACTGTTTTATATGCAATATGGGTAGCAAGTGCAGAATAGGTACAAATAATGATAAAGATTTATGCAGAGATAACAATAGATAGCACATTAACAACGCTTGATAATGCGAAATTATTATCGTTGCAAAGAGAAATTAAAGATAGGGGCAATATTGAAAAGCCGAATTGGGGCGTTTATTCTAATACAGGCAATATTGAGTTTATTGATTATAGTGGTACTTTTTTGAATTATGCTAATGCAAGATTATTAACTAGTGATATTCCTTTAACGCTAAAAATGATGGATACTATTAGTGGCAAAAGTCAGTCATTAGGTGATTTTTTAACCGATAAATGGAATTATGATACATATAACGCAAAAGTGAAAGTTAGCATAAAAGATGAACTAACAATAATGCAAAATATATGGGTTGATAAAATATCGTATGATAATAATTTATATGCAAGTGAAATATATGACTATTTGAAAACATTAACGCCAAGTAGTATAGTTATACCTGAAAGGAACTCAACTAATATTCCGTATCCGTTATATAGCCTATTAGATAGCAGTAATGGAATTAAAATACAATACGGATTTATGAAAGCCGATACATTATGGAATTGTTGGGATAAATTATGTAAATTGTGTATGATGTATATGTTTAATGATACTAATGCAAATGTTAATTTTAGTATTGATTGGAGTGCTTTATAAATGAAAAATATGTACCTAAAAAGGAGAAAAAATAACAATGAAACAATTTATAATATCTACTACTTTGGTGGTAATTTTAGTAATGGTGGTAATTAGTATGGCAATAATTATTCCTAGCACAAAAATCTATGAACAAACAAATAATAAAATCATTGATAATCAAATAACTAAAGTTGAAATCAATGAAAATCAAGCAGAGCAATCTACTGGTATAAGAAGTGGAATAGATAGGGGGGTTTATTCAAAAAATATTGCTGGAACTAGCGAAAGTTATGGGCGAGTTTTGGATAAGTTTAATAATTATATTTTAACTAATGAAACAGGGACAATATTACAAGCAACATCATATTCATATTATATAGAAGAAACATTAGAAATAATCCCCGATGGCGAGATAGAGGCAGATTTTAGTAGTTTTGATTTATATTTCACACAGAATTTAGGGGAACTAGTGCAAGGTGAGACAAAAGCAACTATTGGCACAGTAGTTACTAAATTAAGCAAAAACCTAGTAGAAAGCAAAGAAGATTTTGATTTGTTGGAAACAACTAGTTGGGCACACACTTTAATAAGTAACTCTGGAAATACAGCCTTTCAAAATTTGTTTGAAGATTATGCAGGGTTTGATATGGTTTATGCTATTGATACAACACTATCAAGTAGTGAAAAAATAGTAATATATTTCAAAACACGCTATTTTTGGGGTCTTGATTGCAACTCCGTTGAGTTAATAGATGAGTTACAAGGGGCAGAAAAATATGCACTATTCCTTTCTAGTTTTTCCTACCAACCTAGTTACACAAGCGTAACTCAAACAAGTACAAAAATCACTAATGGCGTTGGTTCTAAACCTATTTTATTATCAGGCAATGAATTAATTACTAATTTAACAACAATAAATAGTGATACTTATACCGATATTGCAAGTGCTTTTGTTTTAAGTGGGTATGGTAATGGTAAAGAAACTGCAACTGTGTTATGTGATATAAGCGAATATTATGATGACAATTTAGTTTTATCAATATCAACAAAAGATAATGAATTGCCTATGATATTTAATGTGGGCGATATAGTTATCCCTTATGTAACAAAAAATATTTATGATAGCATTAATGATACATATTCTTTAACGGAAGTACCACTATCAATGATTAATGGTAATCCTAAACTATTCAAAGTTGTTAGTAATAAAATTATTAGCGATGGTGTTCCTAGACAACGATTAACATTAGTGGAAAGCGA